TCATCGGTGAGGCCACCACGCTGACGAACCTGCCGACCGGCGAACTGCGCCTGTCCCTGCTGGTGCAGAACGGCACGGCGGTGGCGCGGTCGATGACGGTGGACTGGGTCGGCGCTCACCAGCAGCGTTGATCGGGTAACCCAGTGACACGCGGGCGGTGGTCTGAGGCTGCCGCCCGCGTTTTCGTATCAGGAGACTGAGATGCCGATGAAGAAGGGTTACTCGCAGAAGTCGATCAGTGCCAACGTGTCGAAAGAGATGAAGTCCGGCAAGCCGCAGAAGCAGGCCGTGGCCATCGCGCTGAACACGGCGCGCACGGCGGCCATGAAGGCCGGCAAGCCGGGCAAGGCCCCTGCGAAGAAGGGGATGAAGTGAAGAAGCCTGGATCACCTGGCCTCTACGCTGCAATCAACGCCAAGCGCGAGCGCATCGCTGCCGGCAGCGGCGAGAAGATGCGCAAGCCTGGCGCGAAGGGCGCGCCGACCGCCGCTGCGTTCCGTGAGTCGGCCAAGACCGCCAAGAAGGGCAAGAAATGATCCGCGTCGAACTGCCGACCATCCTCTACAAGCGCGGCGGCACCTGGCCTGGCCCGTTGGACAGGTACGGCAGCGCGACGACGTTCTCGACGCTGGCCTGCGACACGATGGAGCAGGTCGAGACGGCGCTGGCCGATGGCTGGCACCTGAACGTCTGGACGGCTTGCGACCAAGCTGGGCCGTGGGACGAGGAGGTGGTCGAGGCCGAGGTGGTCGAGGTTGCCCCGGAACCCGAGCCTGCGCCCGCAGACAACGCCCCGCCGACCCGCGCCGAGATGATGCAGCAGGCCGCACTGCTGGGCCTGAAGGTCGATCGGCGCTGGAGCGACGAGACGCTGCTGGCGAAGATCAACGCCGCGATGGCGGCCGCCCCGGCACCGGCTGACGATCCGATCTGAGGCCCGCATGAGCTACACCAAGCGCCAATTCGTGGAGGAAGCCTTTGCCGAACTCGGCATGGCGAACTACACCTTCGACCTCCAACCGCAGCAGCTTGACTACGCGCTGCGCCGGCTGGATGCGATGATGGCGACCTGGAACGCCAAGGGCATCCGTCTGGGCTACCCGCTGCCGAGCAGCCCGCAGGACAGCGACCTCGACACCGAGACGCAGGTGCCAGACAGCGCCAACGAGGCCATCGTCGCCAGTCTGGCCATCCGCATCGCGCCGCAGTACGGCAAGACGGTGCAGATCGACACGCGCACGACGGCCAAGCTCGGCTACGACACCCTGCTCGCTCGGGCCACGTTCCCGGCCGAGCAGCAGTTCCCCCGCACGCTGCCGCTGGGCGCAGGGCAGAAGCCGTGGCGCTACGACACGCCGTTCATGCCGGGGCCGGTCGATCCGGTGCTGGCTGGGCCGGATGGCCCCATCGAACTCTACTGAGGGCGCACCATGCCGCTGATCAATCAACTACCTGTCGTCTCGCAGCTTTCCAGCGGCGACCAGATCGCGGTTTACAACACCGCCAACGGGGACGCGCGACGCGTGTCGGTCAACGCGCTGCTGCAGTATTTCCAGCAGACGTTCGCCTCGCCCACGATGTCGGTGAACCTGTACGTTCCGGGGACGGGCTTCAACATCGCCCTGCCCACGCCTGCCACGGCGTCCATGTGGGCGCTGCTGCAGCCTGCCGGCACGCTGGCCACCGGCACCGTGACGCTGCCGCTGAACTCTGCCACGCCCGATGGCACCGAGGTGCTCATCACCACGACGCAGCAGATCACGGCCTTCACGCTCGCGCTGAACGGCGCTACGGCGGCCTATGGCGACCCGGCCACGCTCGCGGCAGAGGACAACTTCCGCATGCGGTTCTATCAGCCCACGAACTCGTGGTATCGCATCTCCTGACGAGGTAACCCATGTCCGTCCAAGCAGCATTCAACCCGGCCTATGGCACGGGCATCACCGTGGCCCCGACCGGTACCTCGGCATCAAGCACGATTGGTGTGGGCAGCAAGTCGCTGGTGCTCACCAACTTGGGTTCGTTGACGATATATGTCCGCGTGGGCACAGGCTCGACCACGGCCACGACCGCCGACTATCCTGTGCTTGCGGCCACGCAGGTGACCGTCAGCAAGGCGCAGGATCAGAACACGGTGGCGTACATCACCGCGTCTGGTACGGGCTCCATTCACATCATGGCGGGCGAGGGGTACTGATGTACCCGCTGACGCGCTCAACGAGCCGCGCTAGGTTCTTTGGCGCGGCCCCGTCTTTGCTGCTCGATTTCCTGTCTGGCTCGCTCGATTCCCGCATCACCTTCACCCGCGCCAGCACGGCCACGTTCTTCAACTCCTCTGGCGTGCTGACCTCGGCGTCAAACGACGTTGCCCGGTTCGACTACAACCCCGCCACGCTCGCGCCGCTGGGGCTGCTGATTGAGGAGTCGAGGACGAATCTGCTGTTGCGGTCAGAAGATTTTGCGACAACGTGGTCGGCGTTAAACGTCACGGTTGCAACTAACAATGCAAATTCGCCCGCAGGAACTTTAACAGCAGACACTATTACGCCTGCGGCATCTACTGCGGCGCATATTATTTCTCAGTCGGTAACGGTTACTGCATCTACCGCCTACAGTGCTTTTGTATTTGTAAGGTCAGACGGAGCGCCGTTTGTTCAAATTGCTTACGACAATGGAGCCTCTGTGGGGGCTTTCATGAACGTCAATCTTTCAACTGGTGCTATTACAAGAGGACCGGAATTAGCTGGCGGCGCAACGAATGCTACCGGCAGCGTCATAAATATTGGTAATGGCTTTTATAGAATAGCTGTTGGAGCGACACACACGGGGACTACTGGCAGAGTTTTGATTTCGCCGCTACCCACTGGGGAGTCATTGGCGGGCCTAAATCCATCAACAACAACCGCAGCAACAGACAAAATTATTTTGTGGGGCGCCCAACTAGAAGCCGGAGCCTTCCCCACCAGCTACATCCCCACCACCACCACAGCCCTGACCCGTGCGGCAGATGTGGCGAGCGTGAATACGTTGAGCCCTTGGTATAACAGCGCGTCGGGTACTTTGTATGCCGAATGCGTCACATTTGACACGTTGTCTGGCGCGTTCCCGTCCAGCGCTGTGTTCAGTGACGGGACACTCAACAATCGAATGAGTATTGTCAGAAACAACTTGTCAGGAAATGCTAGAGGGAATGCTATTGTTGGTGGAGTAGCGCAATTTGCTGCAGACGGAACAGCGTGGACGTTAAACGCAACGACTAAAATTGCTTTGGCATACGCAACTAATGACTTTGCGCTTGTCACAAACGGTGGAGCGGCAACTACAGACACATCGGGGGCGCTCCCAACGGTTAGCGGGCTGAAGCTAGCAGCAGACGGCTCTGGCACTGCCTCACAATTGAACGGCTACCTCCGCCGCATCACCTACTACCCCCGCCGCCTCGCCAACGCCGAACTCCAAGCAATCACCACCTGAGGCCTACCATGTATCACGACTACCACATTCGTGCGCTGCCTGCTGACTGGCCCAAGCTGATCGGCCTGGGTGTCAAGCTCGGGGCGCTGTCGGTCAGCGAGGATGTCGTCTCCACCGCCACCCCCGGCTGCTGGGATTTCATCGGCGTGCTGCACAAGCCCACGGGCAAGACGCTCACCACGCCCGAGGGCGAGACGCCCGAGATGGCCCCGGTGACCGACGACAAGGGCACGGCCTACTGGCACGCCAACCTGCGCACGACGGTTCATCTCGGCGCTGTGGCGCGTGAGATGGCGCAGACGGACCGCGACATTGCCAAGGCCATGAAGTCGCTGGGCAAGTTCTTCCTGCTGGACGAGGAGGGCAACCCCCGCGCTCCGAAGCAGCCTGCTAGGGGGTACGCATGAGCATCGCACAAGCACTCCGCGCCTCGCTGCGCTCCAAGACCGTCTGGCTGGGCATCATCACCGCCGTGCTGTCGGTGCTGCAAGGCTTCGTGTTCAAGCTGCCCCTGTCTCCTGCCGAGCAGGCCATGGTCGGCTCAGGGATCGCGGTCGCCATCGTGGTGCTGCGGGCGATCACCACCCAGCCGCTGTCGGAGAAGTGATGGCGAAGTCTCCAGCCTGGCAGCGCGCCGCAGGACAGTCAAAGACGGGCGGGCTAAACGACCGCGGCCGCGCCTCCGCACGCGCCGAAGGCATGAACCTCAAGCCCCCTGTCAAGTCAGGCGACAACCCCCGTCGAGCAAGTTTCCTCGCCCGCATGGGCAACATGCCGGGGCCTGAGCGCAAGGACGGAGAGCCCACCCGGCTGCTGCTGTCTCTGCAAGCCTGGGGCGCGTCCAGCAAGGCAGACGCCAAGGCGAAGGCCAAGGCCATCTCGGCGCGGAACAAAGGAAAGAAGTAGTCATGGCTAACGTCAAAATCTCCGCTCTGCCGGCCGCTGCCGCAGCAACCGGCACCGATGTGGTGCCGCTGGTGCAGGGCAGCACGACGAAGAAATTGTCCATGTCCGCGCTGCTGGCGAGCCCGACGTTGTTCGGTGCCAACGTGGCCGCTTGGTTTGCGAACCCGACGAGCGCGAATCTGGCCGCAGCCGTCACCGACGAGACGGGCAGCGGGGCGCTGGTGTTCGCCGTCAGCCCGAGCTTTACGACTCCCAGCCTGGGAGCGGCCACGGCGCTGACGATCAACCGCATCACGTTCACGCAGCCTGCTGCCGGGGCCACGCTGACGATTGCCGATGGCAAGACGCTGACGGCAAACCGCACGCTCACGCTCACGGGCACAGACGGCGTTACGGTCACGTTCCCGAGCACGAACGCCACGATGGCTCGCACCGATGCGGCGCAGACGTTCGCCGGCACGCAGACCTTCAGCGGCTCGGTGGTTCCGGCCGCAACGCTTGCCGACTCGGTGGGCTACGTCGGCATCCCGGTGAACTCGCAGTCTGCGGCCTACGGCCTGCTGGCTACCGACGCCGGCAAGAGCATCGTTCACCCGATCAGCGACAACAACGCCAGAACGTTCACCATCCCGGACAACGGCACCGTGCCATTCCCGGTGGGCACGACGATCACGTTCATCAACATGATCAACACGGTGACGATTGCGATCACGACCGACACGATGTACCTCGCTGGAGCAGGCACGACGGGCTCGAGAACGCTGGCGGCCTATGGGATGGCCACGGCGGTGAAGGTCACCAGCACGAGTTGGATCATCAGCGGGAACGGGCTGACATGAGCGGTGCCGTTCAGGGGCTGATTGGGTCGCTGCGAGCGGCGCTTTCGTCCGTCGAATATCTTGTTGTCGCCGGCGGGGGCGCGGGCAGTTTTGGGGCTGGTGGAGCAGGAGGATTCCGCGCCGGCTCTCTGTCTGTAACTCACGGAGCCAGCTACACCGTCACCGTTGGAACGGGCGGTACAGCGACAAACTCAACTACAACGGGAGCGAACGGCACCAATTCCGTTTTCTCGACAATCACAAGCACTGGGGGAGGCGGGGGCGGCGCGTATTCTCCGACTCCGAACGGCTCCAGCGGCGGCAGCGGTGGTGGTGGTGGTACAACGGATTCAAGCCCCTTCCCGAAGGGCACGGGCGGCGCGGGTACGGCTGGACAGGGTAATGCTGGAGGAGACGGCAAAGACCTTGTGACGGTCAATGCTTCTGGCGGCGGTGGTGGTGCTGGCGGCGTTGGAGGCGCGGCGTCAAACGCGGTGGGCGGAAACGGCGGTGCAGGCTCATCGAGCAGCATCACTGGATCAGCCGTCAACTATGCTGGCGGGGGCGGTGGCTCTGGGCAAACCACAGCCGGAACAGGCGGCGTTGGGGGAGGTGGGAATGGTCAACTCTCAGGTGGAGCTGCGGCTGGATCGGGCTCGCCAAACACGGGCGGCGGCGGGGGTGGCATGTACAACACCTTTACCCCTGGAAACGGCGGCTCTGGCGTGGTCATACTCGCCTATCCGTCATCCTTCCCGGCCATCACCACCATTCCCGGCACTCTGACCTACACCGTCTCGACCGTCAGCAGGCCCGGATACCGGGTCTACACGTTCACCGCCGGCACCGGCTCGATCACGATCTGACATGGCTTCCATACCGATAGTTGCCGGCATCTACTCGGACGCAGGCCCTGACATTCGGACGGCGTTCCCGGTCAACATGATGCCCGTTCCAAAGGGTTCAGGCGTGAGCCAGGAATACCTGCGCCCGCACGATGGTGTGGTGCAGTTCGGCGTGCTTGCGGACTCTGCCGACCGTGGCGGCATCAACTGGCGTGGCGTGTGCTACCGGGTGATGGGCACGAAGCTGGTCAGCGTGTCGGCTGCAGGGACTGTCACGGTGCTGGGTGATGTGGGCGGGCCAGCGGGCGAGTACGTCACCTTCGACTACTCCTTTGACCGTCTGGCCATCGCCAGCGGCGGGAGCCTGTACTACTGGGACGGCGCGGCGCTGACGCAAGTCACCGACCCCGACCTCGGCACGGTGCTTGATGTCGTGTGGGTCGATGGGTACTTCATGACCACGGACGGCGAGTTTCTGGTGGTCACCGAACTCAGCAACCCGCTTGCCGTCAACCCGCTCAAGTACGGCAGCAGCGAGGTCGATCCCGACCCAGTGGTCGCGCTTCTCAAACTGCGCAACGAGATCTACGCGATCAACCGCAACACCATTGAGGTGTTCGACAACGTGGGCGGAAACCTCTTCCCGTTCCAGCGTGTAGACGGCGCGCAAATCATGCGCGGCGCGGTGGGCACGCATGCCGTGTGCGTCTTTGGCGACGAGGGCATCGCGTTCCTCGGAGGCGGCCGGAACGAGCCTCCGAGCATCTACCTCGGCGGCAACGCCTCTAGCGCATCGCTGGCCACGCAGGATGTCGATCTGCTGCTGCAGACCTACGCCGAAGCGCAACTCGCCACGGTCAAGCTGGAGGCCCGCATCGACCGGGCGCACAAGCTGCTTTACGTCCATCTGCCCGACCGCACGCTGGTGTACGACCACGCGGCGAGCCAGGCGCTGCAGATGCGCATCTGGTTCACGCTCACGGGCGGCGTTGTCGACTTCGAGCAGTACACGGCGCGCAATCTGGTCTGGGCCTACGACAAGTGGCTCGTGGGATCGCCTGCGCTCCAGCCCCAGACTGGCCTGCTGCTGACCGAAGGCGGCGACACGCTGGAAACCGAGACGGCTGGTGATCTGCTGGACGCAGACGAGGGGGCATACGGAGTGGTCGGCTACCTCGACCGCAAGATCAGCAGCCAGTGGGGCGAGAAAGCCCGCTGGGAGTTTTCCACGCCCATCGTCTACAACGAGTCCAAGGGCGCGATCTTCCACGAACTCGAACTCGTGGCGCTGCCTGGGCGCGTGACGGTCGGATCGAACCCGACCATCTCGACCTCGTACTCGACCGATGGCCTGTCGTGGAGTCAGGATCGGTTCATAGGGGCCGGCAAGACAGGCGACACCCGCAAGCGATTGGTCTGGTTCCAGCAGGGCAACATGGAGTCGATCCGCATGCAGCGCTTCCGGGGCGACTCGGACGCGCACATCTCGTTCCTGCGTCTTGAGGCGCGGCGTGAGCCGCTGAACGTCTGATGGCCACGCAGACACCACCGCTGCGCCTGACGCGGGATCAGCTCGCCACGTTCCTGACGGATCAGAAGCAGATCCGCGCCTTCGAGAACCTGTTCTCCATCGTGGAGGACATTGCGCCCGATGTTGTGCAGCAGGTGCTGCTCGCGGCCGGCAGCGCGCAGGCAGCGGCCACGGACGCGCAGGGACAGGTGCAGAGCGCCGAGCAGGCGCTGGGCACGATGCTCGCCGTGTGCGAGGCCAAGGCCACGCTGGCGCTGCAGCAGGTGCTTGCGCTCAAGCACATCGCTGACTTCGTGGAGACTGCGCCGCCCCCGCGCGAGTTCAAGCGCAGCCGCTACGGGTCGTTCTACGACACCACGACGCAGACGGCGACCGTAATCAACACGGCCACCGCGATCACGTTCAACACGACCGACCTGTCCCGTGGCGTCACCATCGGCAGCCCGACCTCGCGGGTCTATGTGGACACCGAGGGCATCTACAACTTTCAGACCAGCATCCAGCTCGACTCGACGGTCGCCACGGATCAGGAGTTCTACCTCTGGTTCAGGAAGAACGGCGCGGATGTCACGAACTCCGCGAGCCAGGTGCGCGTCAAGGGCAACAATGCCGAGGTGTTCCTGGCCCTGAACTATTTCTTCGACCTCAAGGCCGGGGATTACGTCGAACTCATGTTCAGCGTCACCAACCTCGGCGTGCAGCTGCTGGCCTCTGGCCCCGTGGCCCCTCACCCGGGCATCCCGTCCATCATCCTCACAGTCGCAAACAACATCGGGGGCGTCGAATCATGACCGTAACCGTTACCGTGCTCGTGCCTCCCAAGCAGATGGAGGCATCGCAAACCACGCAGTACACCGCCACGAACGTGCGGGCCATCATCGACAAGGCCACCGTGACGAACACGGACACCGTGTCGCGCACGTTCTCGGTGAACATCGTCACGAGCGGCGGGTCTGCCGGGAATGCCAACTTGGTGATCGACACCCGCACCGTGCAGCCCGACGAGACGTACCTGTGCCCCGAACTGGTGGGCCATGTGCTCGCGCCGGGTGGGTTCATCTCGACCATCGCCAGCAATGCCACGGCGCTCACGCTGCGGGTGTCTGGACGCGAGATCACTTGAGGGGTATGATGGCATCCGCTGAGTCCATCGGCCGCCAGCAGCCACCGGGAGGTGCCATGCTGCGTGAGAATTTCGAGCAAGTGTTCCGGCTCCCGCCTGCTGCGGTGGAGTGGCTGCTCGCGCTGTACGACTGCATTCAGGTGCTTGACGACGTTGCCGATGGCGACAAAGTGGAGCGCGCAGACCTCGACGCGGCGATCTGGAATCTGCTGTTCGCGCTGCCGGCCAGCCCGTTCTTCCAGCAGCACAGCGCCGTCCTGCTGCCGCTGCTCTCGCAGGCGATCCTCAAGTGGCAGGGCGCAGACGCAGCCGAGCGGGCCGGGAATCCGTCAGCGATGGCGTTTGCGTGGCGTGCGGGGTACTACGACATCGTGCTCTCGGTGGTCTGCATCTGCCACGGGGCAGCGGCGGCGGTGAAGGCTGCGCCGTTTGTGATGCAGACGTATGGCGAGACGTTCGACGCCTACATGAACGAATTTGAAGGGGGCCGCGATGCCTAACCCAGCAGTTCCTATCGTTGCTGCTGTTGCCAGCAGTGCTCTGCAATCCCGCGCTGCGGGCAAGGCCGCAGGCCAGCAAGCCGACGCCGCACAGGCCGGCATCGAGGAGCAGCGCCGTCAGTTCGAGGAGATGCAGAAGCTCCTCGCGCCTTACGTCCAGGCCGGCCAGCCCGCGCTACAGGCGCAGCAGGCAATGCTCGGCCTCGGGGGCGCAGAGGCGCAGCAGCAGGCCATCGCAGGCGTCGAGCAGAGCCCGCTCCTGCAGGCGCTGATGCGTCAGGGCGAGGAGGCGATGCTGCAGCAGGCGTCGGCTACGGGTGGCCTGCGAGGCGGGAACATGCAGGCCGCGCTGGCCCAGTTCCGGCCGCAGATGCTGCAGGAGGCCCTCGACCAGCAGTATGCGCGGCTCGGCGGCCTCACGGCGCTCGGACAGCAGTCCGCTGCGGGTGTGGGCGGGGCGGGCATGCAGACGGGCCAGGCTGTCGCCGGTCTGCTCCAGCAGCAGGGCGCGGCTCGCGCAGGCGGCGCGCTCGGCCGTGCGGCACCGTTTGCCAACCTGCTCCAGATGCCCGCTCAAATGTACGGCATGGGCATGGGCATGGGTCGGATTCCGTTCCCGTCGTTTGGGGGCGCTCCGAGTGGCGGCGCGGGGATTATCAGCGGGCTCCCGGCATACGCCGTGATGCCGCCGCCTGGAGGCTGACATGGCACTCGGTCCCATCAACTACCAGATGCAGGTCGCCACGCCGTTTGAGAGCGTGTTGCAGGGGATGTCTGCTGGCGCGAAGTTGGCGGACATCGAGGCGGCGCGGATGCAGCAGATGGCGCAGATTGCGGCGATTCAGCAGAAAACTGCGCTGAAGCAGCAGGAGGCTGACAGGCTTAACGCTTTTGAAAGGGCAAGAACGGCATATTTCGCCAATCCGAATCGGAGTGGCGAGGATTTTGACCGGCTGCTGGCGCAGTCTCCCGATAAGGAGGCGCTGGACGCGTTGAAAGCCGCGGCTGAAAGCCGAGGCACTGAGCGACTGATCAATGACAAGCGGTTTTACGGCCAACTACTGACGGCCATCGAAGTTGACCCAGCAACGGCCAAGTCCATTCTTGAAAGTCGTATTGCTGGAACTCAAGATGCCAACGAGAAGCAGGGGTTTCAACTTGCTCTCAAGGCGTTGGACGTAAGCCCGGAAAAAGCAGCGGAAATAACCGAGCTTCTTGCCGGCGCATCGTTCGGCAAAGACTGGGTGGACACAATCGCCAACGCGCGAAAAGCGCGTCGAGAGGTAAAGGAAGGCCCGATCAATCTCCGCAAGTTGGAGGCCGACGCCAAGAAAGCAGAGACCGAACTCGTTACTCTTGGCAAGATCAAGGACGCCGAACTTCGCAAAGCTCAAAGCGACGCCGAACGGCTTGCCATTCAGGCCAAGTTTGCCGAACGTACGGCGCAGGCAGAACTGCGTCTGAAGGACGCACAGACAGCATCATCTCGCGCATCAGCGGCAAAAACTACTGCCGAAACAGAAGACCTCAAGCGCAAGGCGACAGAAGGCCCGCTGCCCGAGTACAACGCACAAGCGGGCGGGTTTATCATCAAGCCGAGCAAGGGCAATCCGACCGGCGGGTTCGTGCCTTTGCCGCAGGTTCAAAACGTCAAGGACCAGCAGGCTGCGGTCAAGGCTCTTAGAACAGCAGGTTACGACCCGGAAACGGGCGAAGACACGATCAGCAAGCTGATCGAACGCTCGACCAGCGGCGGTTTGCAGGCGGTTTCTGCCGCGGCGGCCAATAAGCTCGGGTTTTCCACCACCGGAAGCATGGCAATCCGCGAGCTGGCTGCTGCCGCCAGCAGTATTGCCACGGACATGCTTGGTGGAAAACTTGGCGCAGGTATCTCCAACACTGACCGCGACTTCATCGTGGCGGGGCTGGGTAGCATCGCTGACCCAACGATACCGTTTGAAGATCGTTTGGCGGCGTGGGGTTCCGTCAAGAATCGACTGATTCTGACCGGCGTGTTGCCGCCCCCGACAAGGCGCCCCGGCTCTCGGCCGCGCGCTCCTGCCTCGGCCGTAGGCGTCGAGGCGGAAACTCCAGCCATTGACGCTCTGCTTGAGAAGTACCCGCAGGAGTGAGCATGGCGACCATCGAACGGCTCAGTGCTGCGCTTATCAAGGCCGACGCCGCGGGAAACACCGCGGACGCCAAGGCACTTGCCGATGAAATTCGTCGGTTGCGTGCCGCGGCGGGGCAAATCCCCGGCGCTGCGCCGGGGCAGGTTGCGCCGGCCCGAGTGTCGGCGCTAGACCAACCCGAGACGACCGCAGCGGGCGTCTCGGGCGCACTCACCCGTGCGTTTGCGTTGCCGGTGGCCGGTGCTGCTGGCGGTTTCGCCGCGGGCGGCCCGCCTGGCGCGTTGGCTGGCGGCGCCGCGGGCGTGCTGGCTCCTGTCGTAGCCGACCCACTAGTCGCGGGGTTCAACCGCCTTTTCGGCACCAACTACCAAGCGCCGTCTGAAGCACTGAGCGATCTTCTAACTCGCGTGGGCGTACCTGTGCCGCGCAGCGGTGCGGAAAAATTGACTCAGCAAGTCGGCGAAGGGGTGGCGGCCGGCGTTGCCATTCCGGCTCAAGTCGGCCGCATGGCTCAGGCGCTGGCGCAAGGCACCCGCGCTGCTCCGGTTGTTCAGCCCGTAGCAGAGGCCATTCGGGTGAGCGGCATGGGGCCTACCGGTGGCCGCACCTTGGGTGAGCGTGTTGGGGCGGGCGCGGTGGCGGGCGGCATCGGCGCGGCTCCTGTAGCCACAGAGCCTGTTGATGTGACGGCCGGCATGGTCGGTGGCGGTTTGTTCCCGCCTGTGGCTAAGGTGGGCGGTCAGGTGGTGAAGGGGCTGTGGGAAACGACTATCCAGCCCTTCTCAAACCCGGCACTGATCGCGCAGCGACAAATGTTCCGCGCAGCAGGCGGAACGGTCGGGTCGGCCGAGCGCGCCATTAGCGAAATTCAGGCCGGCCAGCAAGTGCCGACGACACCAGGATTTCAGCCTACGGTGCCTGAGTTGATCGTAGCCGGCGGTGGCGAAACGCCACCGACGATGGCGGTGTTGGCTGAACGAGTCGTCGGGGCTTCGCCGCAAGTTCAGCGTCAAACGTACCAGTTGATGAACGAGCGCGTTGGCGCACTGCAAGCGCAGTTGGCTCGCGTCAACCAGCAGATTGAGCAGCAGGGCGCCATGCTGCAGCCAGGCGCCCTCGACGAACTGACGCAGGTGCGCGACAGCATCTTGCGCAACCTCGACACCGAGCGCGCTCAGAAGGAGGCCGCGCTGCGCGTCAATCTTCCGGCCGGCCCGCAGGAGTCGGGGGAGGCAATCTTCCAGCGCGTGCAAGCATTGGAAGATGCGATTAAGACGACTCAGGTTCGCCCAGCGTACCAGAAGGCGCTGGAGGCTGGCGGCGCGGCCAAGGTCAACATCGACAACGTGGTGGCGGAAGCGGAACGTGCGTTAGGTCGTCCGCTCACCATGTTTGCACCGGAGTCGCAGTCGAACATCGTGCGGCGCATTCTTGCGCTGCGCCCGGCGGAAGAAGTCTCTCCCTTTCCGTCGCTTGCGCCTCCTCCGATGTTGGCAGGCGCGCAACCTCGTCCTACTGCCGCAGCCACGCTGACCGAACTGGATGACCTGCGCAAGGCCATCAACGCTGACATACGCGCCGCGGCGCGCGGTAGCGGGGAACTTGCGGGCGTCAAGACAAGCGACCTGTTCGCCTTGCAACGGTCGATCGACGCAGCCATCGACGCGTCGGACACGTTGCCCGCCAACGCCAAAAAGCTGTACGGCGATGCGGTGAAAACCTACCGTGAGTCGTACGCGCCGCGCTTTCGCGAAGGTGAGACGGCCCGCATCCTCAAGCCGGCAATGTACGGCGAAAACCGCGTCGATCCTGCGCAGATCGTCCAGCAGTTCACGAAGGACATCGACGCGGCGCAGCAGTTCCTGACGACGTTCCAAGGCGATGCGCGGGCCTTTGAGTCTCTGCGCAACGGCATCTTGGGCCAGTTCCGACTGGCCGCCGTTGACCCGGCGACCGGCATGGTCGATCCTGCCAAGGCGGCAGGGTTCATGCAGAGCCGCGCCGAGGTGCTGTCGGTGCTGGAAAACGGCGGCTTGGGTCTGCGGCAGACGCTGGAGCGATTCGAGCAGGAGGCCGCGCAAGGCTCCGAGGCGCTGGCCAAGCTCAACACCATCGGCGGTCCGTTCCGCGACAAGACGCCGGCCCAAGTGCTGGATTACATCCTCGGCAGCGGCGAGCGGATGGGCGTGGCCCTGAACCGCAGCGGGCCGGCAGAACGTGACGCCATTCGCCGCGTCGTTTCAACCCGCCTGAACCAGATGCTCACTCAGACGCCCGGTGGCCAGCCGCTGACCGAGGGTGACGCGATGCGCGCTGTGGGCGAGATGCTCGACAGCACGGGCAACCTCAAGCCCGCGTATCGGCAGGCGCTCGGGCCTGATCTGGCGCGGGAGTTTGCCGACCGGGCGCGCGGCATGCGGCTGGTGATCCAGACCGGTAAAGACCCGATGCTGCGCAACCCGAACGCCGTTGCGCCGATGCTGCGAGCGCAGAACTTCACGCCCGAGCAACTGACCGACATCCAGTTGGTGATCGACGACATCGCCCGCGCCAATAAGGTGGCCGAGGCGGCGCGCGCTGCCCGCGCGTCTGCGCGGCCGACCGGGCGCGATGTGTTGGAAGAAGAGGCCGAAACCGCCCCCGCGCGCATAAATAAGCTCAACTTGCTTGACCGATTCTATACCTTGTTCCGCAACGTCTACATGGGCGCCACCGACAGGATTAACCCGAAAATCGCGGCGCAACTGGCCAACATGATGTACAACAACCCGGACGCGGCGATAGCGGCACTGAAGTCCGAAGTTGCTCGGGCGCAGCGTAACGCGCGGCCGGCAGGCGTGAGCCGCGTGATGCCGGCCGCGTATGGCGCTGGGTACGGCAAAATTTCCGAAGTCAATGTCCCGCGTTCTGAAGAACAGGAAACCCAATGACCACCCTCTCCATCCAGCCCCCGTTCCCCGCATTCACCGACATCGACGGCCAGCCGCTCGAGAACGGCTACGTCTTCGTCGGCACGGCGAACCTGAACCCCGTCACGAACCCGATCTCGGTTTTCTGGGACGCTGCACTCACGCAGCCTGCAGCCCAGCCGGTGCGCACGCTCGGAGGCTACCCGATGAACTCGGGCACGCCGGCCAGGCTGTACGTCAACTCGGACTACAGCATCCAGGTGCAGAACTCCAAGGGCTCGGTGGTCTACAGCGCCCCTGCGGCCGGTGAACGGTTTTCGTCTGTGGTGGTGCCGCTGGACGCTGCCGACATCTCATTCACGCAGGCCGGCACTGGTGCGCAGGTTCGCACCGTTCAGACCGACATGCGCGAGGAGATCAAGTCCTCGCAGTACGACACCCTGCAAAACGCAGTGACCGCTGCGTCTGGCAAGCGGCTGCGCATCATCGGCGCGTACACGATCAGCACCGCCGTCTCGGTGCCGGCAAACACCTACATCGTCGCCTATGCGGGCGAGGGCACCGTCACGCAGTCCGCGTCCGGGCAGAACGCCTTCACCATCGCAGGCGATGGCGTCGTGATCGACGGTGTGACCATCGTCGGCGGCAACGTCGGATCAGGGTCGGCCATCCGCGCCGATGCCCGGTTAAACGTCACGGTCAAGAACTGCACCATCAAGACCTGGCGCTACGGCATCCAGCTTCGCTCGTGCAAGAACTACCAAGTGCTCGACAACCGCATCTGGGGCGGCACGGCAGACGGCACCTCGTCGTCGGATGTGTTCATCTACGGCAACACCGGAGCCCCGAGCAATCGGGGCGTGATCTCCGGGAACTTCTGCCTGAGCA